GCCCGCCTGGATCAGCGAATTGATGGCCTTGCCGGAAACAATGCCTCCCGTGGTCTCGCCACGGGTGAACTGGTTCGCGCCGGAGTCCTGTTTCAGGTTGTCCTGGAACATGACCATCAGGTTCGTGATCGTGGAATTGAACGGCTGGTTCTGCATCCAGTTCCAGGCATCCCCCTGCGTGATCTGGTCGCCCTCAATCACATCCGTCTGCCAGTCGGTCAGAGCGTCCTTGTCGATACCGCTTCCGCGCCGGACGAGCATCCGTCCTTTGCTGCTCATTCGTGCGTTCATGTCTGCATAGGCGGCATACCGGTTGATATATCTTTGCATCGGTGCAAGCTCGGAAACGAGCCCTTTGCCGACAAGGGAACCCTCAATGCTGTCATGCACATCGATGACGAAGGGATACATCCCGTGGGCGTACACATCCTTCTGCACATCCAGCAGGGCGCTCCCTGCCGCATACGCCACGTTGATCGTGTACCGCCGGTTCTTCGCGTTGTATTCCCGCCACCAGTACTCGATCATCAGCGCCCGCTTCTCATCGCTCTGATGGTCTGCGTTCTCCTGGGCATCCGTCATACCGACATTGTTATAGGCGTTCTCATCGGCATTGACATACTTCCCTTCCTCCGGCCAGTGAGCCCGGAACCAGGAAAGCGGGTGCCAGCTTACCTTCATCACGGCGCGGCAGTCCTCCAGCCGCTCCGCGCAGGGGTCCCACAGAAAGGCTTCCACCGGCCAGCGGATCAGCGCGACCTCACCCTTGCCGTAATTCATGTCCGGGTCCCACGCAATCTGCGTGATCGCGGTACCTGTCACATAGAAGTCCTCGCAGCGCCGGTAATGGAGCTGTTCGTAGTCGTTCGCGCAGTATGTGATGTAATGCAGAATATCCTGAAGGTCATCTGCTTCCTCCTGCATTTCCGGCGTTTCCGGAACGACCTTGGCTTCCGGCATGGAAAGCATCTGGTCAGCCACCACGTTGTTGATGGTGGATTTCAGCGTCTGAAGCTGGAGGGTCTTTTTGCCGTTCGTCATCAGCGTCCGGATATCGTCCTGGTCGGGATCTTCCATCTGCATGATTTTCCGGCATTTCTTCGCCTCTTCGTGATACGGCTGATTCATCTCCCGGAAGATGTCCAGCCGGTCGTAGATGGTATCCAGCAGTTCCTTGTCCTCTTCGGACAGCGGCTGTTCGCCCGCGATCAGCTCTTCCTCTTCCAGGAAATCCTTCTCTTTATCAGTCATACGATCACCTCAATATCTGGAAGCGCGGGGGAAATTGAAAACAGGAGCTTCCTCCATTCAATTTTTATTTGCACGTTGTCCCCCGCGCCTTCATTCGTCCTGGTCCCTGTCAAACGGATCGAAGGGTTTGTACACCCTCGGCGGTTTCTTGGTCGCCGTCATGGGATGGTCCATCAGGAAATACCGGGTTGCGTCATAGTCGTGATCCTCGGCGTCCGTGTCGATGTCCTCCACCTTTTTCTCGTCATAGGGAAGGTTCGGCACTGTCCTGATCCAGTCATAGCAGTTCTTGAATATATACATTCCCGGAATGCCGTTCTCGTCAAAACGGAGGCGCTCATGCACCTCCATCTTCCCGGCAATCCGCGTATTGTCGCCTTTGTTGAACAGAACACCCTTCGTCCTGCCCTGGTATCCCGGGGCCATCTGATCGGCAACGGAATACCCACGACTTTTGTCAAAGATGCTGGGGTCAGCCGTTCGGATCACCTTGATGTTGTCCCGGATCTCCGATTCCTCCCGCTCAAGGATGCCGTCCGCGATCTGCACCGGCGTGAGCTTGATGCCTGTATCTGCCTTGCGCGGAACACAGCCGTACCATTCCCGGTAGAGATAGGCAATGCCCTTGTGATCCATTGCCCACCACTGGCAGGCGAAAGGATCGGAATACCCGTAGTCAAAACTGAAGTACCTTGGCCAGTCGTGCGGAATGTCGAAGGGCTCGATCACGTGGGTCCATTTCCGGTCAAGGTTCTCCGGCCGGATGCAGATTTCAGGGAAGGCCTGCCCTTCAAAACTGTCCCAGTCACCGTTCAGCAGCGCCCTGCGTAGCGCTTCCGGTTTCTGCTCCAGTTCAAAGATGTAGTCATCAGTGATGAACGGATTTTCAGTTGCCAGCGCGGGAATGTACTGTGTCCGGATCTTCTTTGCCTTGTGCAGAGTCTCGGACCAGATCTCCTGTTCCTGAATCTCCATGTACGGTCCGGCGTCCACGAACATCTTCTTAACCCAGCCGTGACCGATGTTCCCGGGGTTCGATGCGCTACGTACAATCGGCACCACTCCAAGGCTTTTTTTCGCTCTCAACCTGGTCTTGATGAAATCGTAGATGACTTGCTCAAAGGATGTGAGCTCGTCAAAATACAAGAACTGGATTTCAATACCGCTGTACTTGAACCGGTCAGCCTCGTTCTCACAGTGCCGGAACAGGATCTTTGAACCGTTGATCAAACGGAACTCGTGCCGTCCGGCATTGTACGTGGCCAGCTTCTCCGGATAGCTTGCCTGGGCTTCCTTAATGTCCGTGTCCTCCAGCTCGCCATAGGATCTCCGGAAGATCGCCGCTGTTGTGCCTGGGTTCTTCAGGCAGCGAAACAGCGCATCCATGACGAGCGCCTTCGTTTTCCCCCGCCAGCCGCGCCTCCGTACAAAATCTCGTTCGCCTTCGATGCGTGGAACATCGCCTGCTTCGGCGTGGGCTGGTAGTTTATGACAATGTTTGCCATACGGCCTTCACCTCATGAGCAAAAAGAAAATGTCCATGCAGGCAGGACAGTGGGCCGCATCACTGCCCTTTTTGTCGAGGAGGAATCACCCTGACAGAGGAGTCATGAAAATCATGGACCCTGCATGGACAAGCTGTGATCTATCTGTGCGGCCAGATAGGGCGAGGCTATTCCCCGCCATCGGCACAAGAGGGAAAGGATCAAAGCTCTTGTGCCATTTTTAAAACAAACACCGGTGCGGCTCATGTCCAGTACCGCTCCGGCGCTTTGTTTTTGAAAAAGGGGTGCGGGTTGTGGTATCCCTGCGGTGAGGTTATTTTCTATACCGCTTCCGCTCCCCGGGAGTCCCAACCACGATTCGGCCCCCCGGGGTCCGGGCTCGGTACCCCCTCCCCCGGGTTCGGCTCCTGCTCCGGTCTTGGACCGTCCTGGTCTGGGGCGGGGGCTCCGCTATAATTCCGGCGCTGCTCGGACCGTCTCTGATCCGTGGTTGCTCTGGGTAAATTTCCATGCATAATCGTCTGCATATCTCTGCATACTCTGCATGATTCAGCATGGATTCTGCTTGGCAAGTAAAATCTGGTATTGATCTCTTACCATATCGATCTAATCAGCCCTGTTTCGTACAGTTTAACTATTCGTAAAACTACGCTTTTGCGAATAGTTGGAACAGTACTGCAAACATAGCATACCAGATCAGACATCATTCGTCCGGAGAACCAATGTCTGGCAGCCCTTCGATCTTGACCGTAACGGCGCTGTCTTCGTCATGGAACAACCGTTTGTTTGCATTGGACAGAGCATTGACTGCACTGTTCATGGCCAGCCATCCGTCCTTGTCCTGTTTCATTCCCTTCCGGAACACGGACATGGCCAGCGTGAAATCCTCATAGCACCAGCGCCTCTGCTCTTCCTTCCAAGCCTGGTCAAACATGGGATGCTTACGCCAGCGGCACATCTTGGCATCACAGTTATTGATTTCACGGGGAGAAGCTGTGTTAATGTCAACGCCAAAGATTTCACGGAGCTTGTCCGCTCTGCTGGCGCTGTTGGCTTCCATCACGGCCAGCTTGGCAATGTCTCTGGTCAGCTTGTCCTCCGGCACCTTGCTTCCTGGCATCGTGCTTCCTCCCTTCCGGACCCCTGCCGGGACCCTTATAATCGTTTATGTTTATGACTGCTATGTAATCACTGTGATTTGACTGTGCTCTGTGTATTGTGAGAACTGATCAATCAGGATCACACTGTGCTGGGAGCTGTATTGGATTTGCTCTGTGTAAGATTTGTTCTGTTCTGGCGATAAAAAAGCACCGGTCCAGTGTTTGGATCAGTGCTTGGATTGTGCTTGGATTGTGCTTGGATTTATTTATATTTATCTCACTATAGCAGATTTTACTGTCAAGTCCTTGCAGAAACAATACAAAAATCATGCAGTTATGAAAATATTTTTGAGCATGGAATCTGGGAAGGGGTTTTATATTATATCTATATCTTGAATCAAAGAGACTTTTTATAAGTGTTCTTCTCTGGCCAGTGATAGGAACAGGATGCTGATCCTGGTGCTGGAGCCGGAGAATTTTTTTGAAAATTTTTTGTGATTTTTTCTGATCCGCTGCCGCCCTGGAGCCTTCCGGCGTTGTCTGGCCTTGCTTTGCGGGCTTTTTTGTTGCCCTGAAAAAAATGCTTGACATGGGTGCTACCCAGT